TCACATTGCACTAATAATTTGTGTTGCTTTTTCATCTTCTTCTTTATATGTTTCTTCAAGTAAATGTGAATATACTTCTGTGGTTACTGATATATTTTTATGACCTAATCTTTTTGAAATGTAATATATAGAAATGCCTTTAGCTAATAAATATGAACAGTGAGTGTGACGTAGTGCATGCGAAGTAATCTCTTTGATACCAAGATTGTTGCAATATACTTTTAAACGTTTATTAACCGCATTGTTTGTTAATTCGCCAAAAATAGTACCGTCGATTGTTCTAGGTAACTGATCAATAGACTTAATAATATGATTCATATCCTTTTGACTAACGGACACATAACGAGGGGACGAATCTGTTTTATGCTCATCAATATAAATTTCGCTTTTAACTTGATTGATATAATCTCGTTTTAGATTTAAAGCACCACTTATGCGACAACCAGTACATATCATGATGAATAATACAAGTGATGACGCATTGTCTTTAGTCATCAAATGCTGTTTTAATAATTCATAGTCTTTTAGATTGATATATTTACTATCTTCACTTTTATTTGGCTTACTAGCTCTATAACTCACTTTAAAAGTAGGATTCTTAGATATAAGTCCCTCGTATACTGCATCGTCTAAAGATGTTCTTATATAGCCATTTAATTTTCTTATGGACTCTTTAGAATGATTTTTTGAAAATTCATTAATAAAATCTTGATAATGATATCTGGATAAGTCTTTCAGCTTTTTCTTGCCAATAGGGTGGTTATTTATATGTTCTATAGCCGCAGCGTAAGACTTATATGTTTTAGGTGTTACAGTCGATTTCTTAAACGTTTCACACCACGTTTTAAAATAGTCATACAGGGTTAAATTAGGTTCGTATTCAATACCTTGCTTTAATTCATTTAACTTATCTAACCCAGCAGAATTAGCCTCACGTTTCGTTCTAAAGCCTTTCTTTCTATATCTCTTACCCTCATATTTAAACTCGTATTGCCATTTTTTACCGTCATAACATCGTGTTTGCATGCTATCCCTCCTAAAAAAGGTAAAAAAATAATAAGGGTAGTTGGACTACCCCAATATTTATTTGCTGTACTTTTGTTCGTAATAATTTATAGCATCCAGTACTTGTTGTGCGTCATCACCTTGATAAGTACCTTTTAAAATTTCATTTCTTGTTTGCATTTCTCCTGAAGACAATCCACCACCAGTATTTTTTCTCCATTCTTGGTTAGGCATGTTCATATATGGATTATTAGGATCATAACCATCTCCTTGAGAACTTTGTTGTGAACCTTGTTGAGCGCGTTGTTTTTCTTCTGGTGTCCAATCGTCATCAGTTGAAACCGGGTGACTAGCATTATATTCGTCACTGTGTTTTGTGCTATCATACTCATTGTTTTGTTGCGTTTGTTGTTGTTCTTGAGTTTGTTGCTGCTCTTGAGTGTTAGTTTGTTGAGATTGTTCCTGGCTATTTTGATTTTCTTCATTAGAAGATTTTTGCTCATCTTCTTTCTTTTTATCTTTCTTTTTTGACTTATCTTTATCCTTATTAGGGTCATTAGATTTTTTACCTGATTGCGTTTCTGATTTTTTATCAGAATCATCTTTATTTGATGAGTCGTTATTTCCACATGCGCCTAATACTAATAAACTACTAAAAACTAATACTAAAAACTTTTTCATTTTATAACTCCTTTAATTTTGTTATGTACTATCTAATAGAGCATTATTCAATATTGTTAGTATATTGATCTGCAAAATTACTCGGGTCTTTATATATTTTGTACTTACAATCTTCTGCTTTTTGAATAGATTTTTTAGACCATTTGCTTGAAACCACACGAGAGCCGTCCACTTTTACGCCAACATTTGCGCTATTTAAATCTACTTTAGATTTTTGTAAACCTACTAAGGTGTCGCCTAAAATATGCTTAACTTCTTTACTTGTCATGTTTTCACTAACATTGGATGAAGTGCTAATTAAGATATTGGCATGACCTTCTGAATAGCCGATAATTTCAATTTCACCCGTGTTTAATTCTTTTTTAACGCTTGCTTTTATTTTTTCTTCATTGCTAGTCTTGGGTTTAGCATTATTATTTTTCTCATTTTTAGTGCTTACTTCTTTTGGTGTATCAAAATTAATAGTGTTATTACTCTCTGGTGGATCTACTAAAAAGCTAATAACTGATATTATAGCTATGACGATAGTCACAATTATTCTAGCCATAAGACTCCACTTCTTAAAATACCACATTAAGAATAAACCTAAGGGGAAGAAAAATATAAGACTTAAAATAACAAACCAATTGCTTTTATACCATTTCATTTTAGCTACCCTCCTTTATTCTATATTTTCATATTTAAAAACTCTTAGTGGTTCAAATTGAATTGCGTAATCTCCACATTGAGCTGTTAAACCATATTTCTTTTTATAGTGTTGTATTGCATTTAATATGAATTCTTCAGTCACTTCTAAATACTCAGCAAGTTCAAATAAATTATGAACGCCAAATTTAAAAGCTTCCACGATATCATTTAGCGTGACTAGCATTTCACTTGCAAGCCGTCGTGCTTTGAGTTCATATTTACGGTTCATGGTTTTACTAGTATCTAGTATGTTGCCGTAAGATATTTTATGATGCGCTATTTCTTCAGCTAGTGTTTCTAGTTTTGTACTTGTATCTCTGTCTTTATTAATGTATATTTCCCCATTAACATACATCCCGGATTGAAAGCAGGGTAGCATACTTGTTTCTTTTATATGTAAATTTGGATATTTTGCTACTAATTCTTCATATCTCCCCATCAAAACACCCTTTTTAATTTCTTTTACTTTTAATGAATTTAATAAAATCTTGAACTTCTTTCATTTCTTCTTCTGTTAAATCTTCTTTATCAAAATGTGCTGCAACTGTGTCTTGTTGTAAAGCTTTATCTTCTGTGATATCAGAGGGCATAACGCCAAAGTAATCTGCTAGTAGTTCGATTTTGTCTCTTCGGGGATATTTAACCGCATTGATCCAACTACTTACAGTCGATTCTTTTAAATTCAAATCTTTTGCCATATCAGTTTGTGTTTTACCTTTACGTTCTAAAAGATTTTTTAAATTTTGTGAAAGAATTTCTTTAGCCATTTTGTTGCCTCTCTTCTTATTTAAGTGTTGTCTAAAGTATATTAAAAAGTTTACAAAAAGTAAAGTATATTTCTGAAAAAGTTTACTTAATGTGTTGACACTTTACTTTTAGTGTAGTAAATTAGGTACATACCTTACAGGAGGTGGAGACATGACTGACACAATAGAGACTTTTTCGCTCAAGGGCGCTCGTAACGAATTTGATTATACGCAAGAGCAAATAGCTGATAAACTAGGGGTTTCTAGGGCGCAATATATTGCGTGGGAAAAAGGGGATGTAACGCCTAAAAGCATGGTTGTTTACGCTTTAGCTTACATTTATGGTATTAACGCTGACTTGTTAAGAGTTAGCAAAAAATTTTAAATCACACTTCACTTTTAGTGAAGTTAAGGAGGTGTAATAAATGCAACAAACATTAAGTGTTTCAATTCCAATACCCGACACACATGTATTAATTGAGAAAACGGAATATGAAGATTTACAAAATCTAACATTAAATCCGATATGGGACATGAAAGATTTAAAGCAAAAACTCAAGATGTCATCTGATGACACGGTTAAAGATAAGTTGCTTTACAATCCTAAATTCATGAAAGAGCTCAAAGAAAAAGGGATTGTTCATTATCCTAATGAAGATTTTAACCGTTGGCGATTTAATGCTAGGAAGATGAACGCATTTATAGATGAACATTTCGAAGCTATTTTAAGGAGGTGATAAAGATGTCTAAAAATGACAAAACGTTTATATTAACAGGCTTTATGTTTATTGCAGTGTTTTTCTTACTGCTAATTGCATTGAATGTATTTATCACTAGTGCAGCTGCATATGCGCTATTAACATCAATGCTAACATATTTGTTTTTTGACACTTGTTACTACGTAAAAAAAGACTAACACGTTTGGCAGAACGCATTAGTCAAATTAAAGGGTTTCAAATTCATATATACCCTAATATTACAATTTTTAGGAGGTATGCGCAATGGGCGTATTAGAAGAATTACTAAAAGAAATAAAACTACTAAATAAAAACTTAAGTGCAATTCGAGTAGAAATGTCAACTGTAGATACAAGTACAGTGCAAAACGTAGTTAAAGAAGCACCATCAGAAAAACCACAAACTGAAGAACCTAAAAAGGAAGAAACACCTAAAGAAGAACCTGAACAAGAAAATGACGCATCATTCTCAAAAGATTACGTTCTAAATCTCGGAAAAGAATTCCTGAAATCAGGCGACCAATCAGATAAAGCTGCATTTAAAGAAAAGCTATCAGAATTAGGCGCTAACAAGCTATCAACTGTTGCCGCAAAAGATTTCCCTGAGATAGTTGATTTCATGAAAGCGAGATTAAGCGCATGAAGTTAGACCACACAAATCGTGCTCATGCCAAATTGAGTGCAAGTGGTGCTAAACAATGGCTTAACTGCCCACCTAGTATTAAAGCAAGTGAAGGTATAGGTGATAAGACTTCAGTCTTTGCAGAAGAAGGAACCTTTGCACATGAATTAAGTGAGTTGTATTTCAAACATCAATATGAAGATTTAACAGACTTTGAGTTTAATAAAGCTTTCAACAACTATCAACACAATCAATATTATTCAGAAGAATTACGAGAATATGTTGAAGAATATGTTGATCAAGTTGAAGAAAAATACAACGAAGCTTTAGCAAGAGATAGTGATGTCATTACCATGTTCGAAACAAGATTGGATTTAGGTCGATACGTTCCTGAATCGTTCGGCACAGGTGACGTCATCATCTATTCAGGCGGTGTGCTAGAAATCATTGACTTGAAATATGGTAAAGGTGTTGAAGTATCAGCAATCGATAACCCACAACTTAGACTTTACGGCTTAGGTGCTTATGAACTTTTAAGCATGCTATATGACATCCACACAGTAAAAATGACGATTATTCAACCTAGACTCGACAACTTTTCAACTGAAGAACTTCAAATCAATACACTCGTTGATTGGGGCTTAGAGTATGTAAGGCCTAGAGCAGAACTTGCTTTTAATGGTGAGGGTGAATTTAAAGCAGGTGAGCATTGCAGGTTCTGTAAGATTAAACATTCATGTAGAGAACGTGCTCGATACATGCAAGATGTACCAAATAAACCGGCTCACTTATTAAGTGATGATGAAATAGCCGAGCTGCTTTATAAGCTACCTGATATTAAGAAATGGGCAGATGAAGTTGAAAGCTATGCGCTTGAACAGATGTCTGAGCACGATAAATCATATGACGGTTGGAAACTCGTTGAAGGCCGTTCACAACGTAAGATGACAGATGAAAAAGCAATTAAAGATTTATTAATTAAAGAGGGCTATAAGCCTGAAAACGTTACAGAAACAAAGTTACTTAGCCTAACGAAATTAGAAAAATTAGTCGGTAAAAAATCATTTAACACTTTAGCCAGTGACTACATTGTTAAGCCACAAGGTAAGCTCACACTTGCCAAAGCGTCTGATAGACGACCAGCAATTAAGCAAAGTGCCGAAGATGATTTTGACCAAATATAAAACAAAAGGAGAATTTTAATTATGAAAGCAAAACAAAATGGAACAAAAGTGATTACAGGTAAAGTGAGAGCATCATACGCACATATCTTTGAACCTCATAGTATGCAAGAAGGGCAAGACGCTAAATACTCAGTAAGTTTAATCATTCCAAAGTCAGAAACAAGCACAATCAATGCAATTGAAAAAGCAGTTGATGAAGCAATTGAAAATGGTAAAGCGTCTAAGTTTGGCGGTAAGGTACCCGGAAACTTAAAAACCCCTTTAAGAGATGGAGACATTGAACGTGAAGATGATCCTAACTATCAAGATGCATACTTTTTAAACGCATCAAGCAAAAGCGCACCTGGTATTGTTGACCAAAATAAAATCCGACTTACAGACGCTAGTACGGTTGTAAGTGGAGATTACATTAGAGCATCACTAAACTTATATCCATTTAATACCAATGGTAATAAAGGAATTGCAGTAGGGCTTAATAACATTCAATTGGTTGAAAAAGGAGAACCTTTAGGCGGTGCAAGTGCTGCAGAAGATGACTTCGACGAATTAGACACAGATGAAGACGATTTAATTTAGCACACTAGCGGGGTTTTCCCCGCTTTAATTTTAAAACTTAAGAGGTGAACGCACATGGAGTACATGAACATTGATATCGAGTCCTATAGTAGTAACGACATCTCAAAGTGTGGTGCCTATAAATATACAGAAGCGGAAGACTTTGAAATTTTAATCATTGCTTACTCAATTGATGGTGGACCTGTTAGTGCTATTGATATGACGAAAGTTGATAACGAACCCTATCATGCAGACTTTGAAACATTCAAAATTGCTTTGTTTGACTCTAACGTAAAAAAATATGCCTTTAACGCAAATTTCGAAAGAACGTGTTTAGCAAAACATTTTAATGAACCTATGCCACCTGAAGAATGGATATGCACTATGGTTAACGCAACACGCATTGGTTTACCTGCATCACTTGATAAGGTTGGATCCGTTCTCCATTTACAGGAACAAAAAGATAAAACAGGCAAGAATTTAATTCGATATTTCTCAATTCCATGTAAACCAACAAAAGTGAATGGCGGTCGTACTCGTAACTTACCTGAACATGATCCTGAAAAGTGGCAACAATTTATTGATTACTGTATTCGAGATGTTGAAGTAGAAATGAATATTGCTAAAAAGATAAGTGATTTTGAAGTAACTGAGACAGAACAAAAATACTGGTCTTTAGATCAACGTATTAATGATAGAGGCATTAAGTTATCAAAGACTTTAATGGAAGGTGCTAATGAGCTAGATAAGTTAAGTAAAGATGAATTACTTAAACAAGCAACGCAGATAACTGGATTAGACAATCCAAACAGTCCAAGTCAATTACTTGAATGGCTCAATAATGAACAAGGCTTAGACATTCCAAACTTACAAAAGAAAACCGTTCAAGAGTATCTAAAGAAAGCCACAGGCAAAGCAAAACAAATGCTAGAGATTAGGCTACAAATGGCTAAAACAAGCGTTAAAAAATACAACAAAATGCATGACATGATGTGTCGTGATGAAAGAGTACGTGGCTTATTCCAGTTCTACGGTGCAGGCACTGGCAGATGGGCAGGCCGGGGCGTACAACTGCAAAACTTAACCAAGCACTACATCTCTGATACAGAACTTGATATAGCTAGAGAACTTATCAAAGAACAAAAGTTTGATGACTTAGAACTGCTATTAGATGTACACCCACAAGACTTATTAAGTCAGTTAGTTAGAACAACGTTTACCGCAGAAAACGGTCATGAGTTAGCAGTTAGTGACTTCTCAGCCATCGAGGCTCGAGTTATTGCTTGGTATGCCAAAGAACAATGGCGCTTAGATGTGTTTAACACACACGGCAAGATTTATGAAGCGTCTGCATCTCAAATGTTTGGCGTCCCTGTTGAATCAATTAAAAAAGGCGACCCGCTCAGACAAAAAGGTAAAGTGTCAGAACTTGCATTAGGTTATCAAGGTGGGCCTGGTGCTTTAAAAGCTATGGGCGCACTGGATATGGGCATTGATGAGAGTGAGTTACAAGGCTTGGTTGATAGTTGGCGTAAAGCTAACCCTAACATTGTTAACTTTTGGAAAGCGTGCCAAGATGCTGCAATTAAAACGGTAGAAACCCGCCAACGCCATAAGACGCACGGCTTAACGTTCTATATGAATAAAGGCTTTTTAATGATAGAGCTACCAAGTGGCAGAGCATTAGCTTATCCGAAAGCGCGACTAGGTGAGAACGATTGGGGCGCACCAGTTGTTAACTTCATGGGATTAGACCTAAATCGCAAATGGACAAAGTTATCAACATACGGTGGGAAACTTGTGGAGAACATTGTACAAGCAACGGCAAGAGATTTATTAGCTATCTCAATGTATCGAATAGAACATGCAGGCTTTCAAATCGTAGGTCATGTACATGATGAGATTATCGTTGAAGTACCAGTAGGATCTAATGGACTTGAAAAAATAGAAAAATTAATGAGCAAACCAGTGGAATGGGCTAAAGGTTTAAACCTTAATAGTGATGGATTTACAAGCCCGTTCTATATGAAAGATTAGGAGTGATTGATATGGCAACAACAGCAGTTGAATTAATTACTGATTTAGTTGAAGCGATGGAAGATTATGGCAATTTCGATATTAAAACTGAAGACGGGCAAGATGTCGAGTTAAAACATATTTTTAAATACCAACCTGGAGCTACTGCCGTTATAGAAGTTAAAAAAGAAATGCCGAAAGTGAATTTAGACGGTAAGCGTTACAGATTATGTGATGTATATAAATATTTTGATGTATCAGATAGCACAGTGCGTAAAAGATATAGAGAAGGTCTACGTGGACCAGAATTAATACATGGCAAAGGAGTATATCAATATGGTGCAGTTGTACGAAAGAAATGAAAAGCAATTAACAGCTAAGCAGTTGTATGAGATACAGCAGGCTGAAATTAGACATGAAAGAGCATTGAAACGTAAACGTAGAGAAGAACGTATTGCTAGGGCTAAACGTGCAGAGCGTGAAGTTGCTAAGCACAGAGTAAACACTAAATACTTTAAAAATCTAGTACAGAATAATCTTATGGTTAAAGTCAAAACAGATCAATACGGCAATATACAGAGGGGGTAGCAGAATGGAAAATGTAAGAATAATTGATTTGAAAGTAGATAATATTGTTCAGTTCCAAGCAGCATTTAAAGGTATTAATGCTATGCAAACGGCCATAGTCAATCGTGTGTATGCAATAGAAAAAGGTTTGAAAACAGTTTGGTATGCAGAGGTAGAGAATGCAGGTGGTTATAAATTTACACTTACAGATAATGATGATTTTGTGAGAGTAAATGAGCCGTTCACACGTAAGGTGGATATGCAAGAAGAACAAGACGTAGTAAACAAACCGCCACATTATCAATTCGGTAAGTTCTCAGCACGAGTGATTATCGAATTAGTAGGTAAGACGTACAAATCAGCGTCAGTATTCTATCACGTAGGTAATGCACTCAAATACTTAATGAGAGCGCCTAGAAAGAACGGCTTACAAGATTTAAAGAAAGCTAAGCAAAGTGTTGAATTTGCGATTGAGAATTGGGAGGGGTAAATAATGAAAATTAATATTGAAAATGATATTACAGCCGAACTTTTGCTACAAGGTATTAAATTTCATAGAGAAACGAATAAAGATAAAGAAGCGTGCAACAGAATAAAAGAATTAGAAGTACTACTTATAAATATAATAGGTTATTTAGGTTATCTCAGATATGAAACAACGACAGAATTTAATAATTTTAGTGGCAAAGATATCAGGGAGAAAATCGATAATTTAATTGTAAGTGTTGAAAACGAAATATATGAAATTAAAGAAGAGGAATCAGAACAATGATCTATTTAGGTGGCGACATGCTAAGTATAGGACAACAGATGCGTCGTGAATGGGAGAAACAAGAATTACAGCGATTAGGCTTTAAAGTCTACGCACCACATGACGACAAAGACATAAATGATAAAGCAAATGCTAATCAAGATAAATTAGCAGAACGCATTGTGTTTAATGACACATTAGGCATGGAAACTAGCAGTATTATGATATTCGACTACTTACCTCATGCACAAGGGACAATTTGCGAAATGGGGTACGCACAGCGCCTTAAAAAAGCAAGTGAGAAGGACATTAAGATTTATGTTCAATGCACCGACATTAGACAAGGCACAGGACATATTTCAGATGAACAAGATCGTGCAGAGTTCAGTATCAATCAATATGTGTATGGCGTAATTATGGATGTCACTGACGGTAGAGGTATTCAAACGTTTGATGAGATATGTGAGGAGTTAGTCTCATGATACTTAGCGATACAATCAACCAACGCTATCGCTATGCTACACAAGGCAAGACACCTACACAAATACAGCATGAGTTACGTGAGTTAGGTGTCAACGGCTTTGTGGTTAAGGTAGCTGGAAGTAGAGTGACATTGAAAGTAAGTGAGTGCGATATAAAAGGGAACAGGGAGTGTTTACGATAGACATCAACAATCTCTACACCTACAAAGCAACATGCACCAATGTTGTGGACGGGGATACTTTAGATATCTTGCTGGACTGTGGCTTTGATACCTACGCTAAACGTCGCGTACGTTTGCTAGGTGTCGATACGCCAGAGAGAGGACAGGATAAGTTTAAAGAGGCAACAGCGTTTACTAGAGAATGTGTAGAACATAAAGATATATACGTGCAGACATACAAGAGCGATGTGTTTGGTAGATATCTCGCTAATGTGTGGTACGAAGACGGGCAACGTAGTTTGAATGATGATCTAAGGGACGCAGGGCTATTGAAAGAGAATTCTAAATGGAATGAGGGATAGGAATGGCAGGAATAACTAAAGAACAAGTACTGGAATTCATTAGAAACAATGACTTAGATTTAGATGAAAGCTATCCACGTAGTGATTGGTGGAAGTTTAGAGATGAACGTGACGCTTACAAGAAGCAACGTGATGAACTCATCAATGATATGCAGCATGTAAAAAGGAAGGCAGAGGCGTGGATAGATTTAAAGAAAGAAATGATCGAAATGTATCTAGTGTTAGTAATTGATGTTGAAACGACTAGTGGTGAATGCGAAAAAGGCATGTTGTATCAATTAGGTAAGCATTTAAAACGCATGGATGAACTCGATGGGACGCATGAGTTTCAAAATTTATTAAGCGATTTGGAGCGTGGTAGTGATGAGTGAACAAACTATACTCCTTGATGAAAATGACTTACTCAGTTTATTAAATGGTGGCAGTTTTCATACATTGGTCGGTAACCAAAAAGTAGTTATTAAGCAGTCGTTACTTAAACCAGCATTAGCACCTATGTTGAATTACCGATATCAAATAGTTGATACAAAAACAGAACGTGAACGTTTATCAAGAATGGTATCACATTCAATTAATTCAAATATTGGAGGAACAATAAATGACAAACACATTAGATACTTTAATAGCATTAAGTAAAGAATACACAAGGCTGCTTGAAAAACGTAGAGAGTTAGAACCAAACTGGCATGCGTACAACCCGAAAATACCAAACGAAAGAATAAGACGTACTGGATTAATGTTAAGACAAACTATGATAGATGTTGAAAAAGGGAGAATAAAAAATGACTAATCAATTAGAAATCAAGTTATTATCAGATGACGCAACAATGCCAACACGTAACCGATTAGATGCAGGCTATGACATCTTCGCAGCAGAAACAGTGATACTTGAGCCACAAGAAAAAACAGTGATCAAAACAGACATAGCAGTTAACATTCCAGAAGGCTATGTCGGCTTATTAACGTCAAGAAGTGGTGTAAGTAGTAAAACACATTTAGTGATTGAAACTGGCAAGATAGATGCGGGTTTTCAAGGCAATATGGGCATTAATATTAAGAATGACAGCCAAGATTTTGTTATTGATTCAGATGTGTATCAAGATATTAAAGGTGAAATACATTATACGGATAAAACGCTTGATGCAGGTACTTACAAAATCAACAAAGGAGACAAACTCGCACAACTCGTTATCGTACCTATTTGGACGCCAGAGTTAAAAGAAGTAGAGGAGTTTAGTTATGTGTCAGAGAGAGGGACAGACGGCTTCGGAAGTACAGGGTACTAAAGAGGATATAGTAATTAAAATTAAAAGAATACTTCGTAAAGAATAGATGAGGGCGATTAGGCCCTCTATTCATAGTCAAAAGTTTTAAGCTTTTCGATATCTTTAGTATAAATCAATGTTTGTTTATCAGTAATGCCTTTAATCGGATAAATAACTATAAATTCACTACTTTCAGAAACAATATCAATATCGGGATATTGTTTTCCGTCAGTTGTAACTAATATCGTTCCTTTATCTTTGGAAAGATTTTCTTTAACTATATCTCTAATAGGAGTACTCAATACTCATCACCTCACTTTCTATAAAAAGTAATTTAAGTATACCAAAACATTTATGAAAGGAACGATGCTTTATGAATAAATATATCGAAACATTTTTAACATCAATCGCAGCAATCGTATTATATAAAACACTAATTAAAGTATATGAACATTTCAAATACAAACCTGATGAGGTTGATACTGCACCGAATGATTTTCCCAGTTTAGAAGATCAAATTGATTTAAATCGCACATTTAGAAGACAAATTGAAAAAGACATTGCTACTGCATTTGAAGACGTATTCAACTCAAGTAATAAGGAGGATAACTAATGTGGCCAATATTAACAATTCTTTTAGCGCTACTATACCTAATATCAATCATGGTACAACACGAACAAAAGAAAGAAATTGAAACGCTAGAAACCATTAACGATATGCTTAGAAATGCACTACGTGAAAAGCTATAAGAAAGGAGCTTATTATGCAGGACAAAGTCACACAAATCAAACAGCTCAAATATGACCGTGATGTGTCTTATGCTTATGCATCTAGCCGACTTTCAAAGCATTGGAACAATCATAACATGGCTTGGTCCGACTTCATGCAAAAGCTTTCTCAAACGGTTAGAACAAAAGAAGACTTAGCCGACTACAACAAAATGTCTAAATCTGAACAAGCAGATGTTAAAGACGTTGGTGGCTTTGTTGGTGGTTACCTAAAAGAAGGCAAACGTAAAGCCGGTCAAGTGATGAACCGTTCAATGTTAACGCTAGACTTGGACTTTGCAGCACAAGATATGACCGACATACTTTCTATGTTCTACGATTTTGCTTACTGTGTCTATTCAACGCATAAGCATAGAGAGATTAGCCCAAGATTACGATTAGTTATTCCACTAAAACGTAATGTCAATGCAGATGAGTATGAAGCGGTTGGCCGTAAAGTCGCAGATATGGTTGGAATGGAATACTTTGATGATACAACCTATCAACCACACCGTTTAATGTATTGGCCATCAACAAGTAATGATGCTGAGTTCTTTTTCACTTATGAAGATTTACCACTGTTAAATCCTGATGTGATTTTAGAAGAATATGTTGATTGGACCGACACATTAGAATGGCCAACATCTAATCGTGAGCAAAGTAAGACCAAACATTTAGCAGACAAGCAAGGTAACCCGGAAGAGAAACCAGGTATTGTTGGTGCATTTTGTAGAGCCTACACAATTGAAGAAGCGATTGAAACGTTTATACCTGAACTTTACGACCAACATAGTACAGACCGATATACGTATCATGAAGGGTCAACTGCAGGCGGTTTGGTTCTATATGAAGACGGCAAATTCGCTTATTCACATCACAATACAGACCCAATCAGTGGTCAACTTGTAAATAGTTTTGATTTAGTACGTATACACCTTTATGGTGCACAAGATGAAGACATGAAAGCCGATACGCCAATTAATCGACTACCTAGTTATAAAGCTATGCAGACGAAAGCACAGAATGATGAGCGTGTAAAAAAGCAGCTTATCACGGACAAAATGTCTAATGCTATGGATGACTTTGATGTTATTGAAGCATCCAATGATGAATGGGATGAAACATTAGAAATTACATCAAAAGGTAACTTCAAAGCAAGCATCCCTAATATTGAAATTATCTTGCGTAATGATCCTAACTTAAAAGGTAAGATTGCATTTAATGAATTTACGAAACAAATTGAATGCTTAGGTAAAACACCATGGAACAAAGAAAGCCGACACAGACAATGGCAAGACGGAGATGATAGCGCATTACGTAGTTATATTGAAAAAGTGTATGAAATTCATCATTCCGGCAAAACAAAAGATGCCATTATCAGTGTAGCTATCCAAAATGCTTATCATCCAGTTAGAAACTACCTTAATAGTTTAACTTGGGATGGTGAGCCTAGACTTGAACGTCTATTTATTAAGTATTTAGGTGTTGAAGATACAGAAGTTAATCGCACGACAACACGTAAAGCATTAACTGCAGGTGTTACAAGAGTTATGGAGCCTGGATGCAAATTCGACTATATGCTTACATTGTACGGGCCACAGGGTGTCGGTAAATCGGCAATACTTAAAAAGCTTGGCGGTGCTTGGTTCTCAGACAGTTTAGTTTCTGTGACAGGCAAAGAAGCTTATGAAGCATTACAAGGTGTATGGCTCATGGAAATGGCAGAGCTTGCTGCAACACGTAAAGCAGAAGTTGAAGCGATTAAGCACTTCATTTCAAAACAAATAGACCGTTTCCGTGTAGCCTATGGTCATTATATTGAAGACTTTCCACGTCAATGCATTTTCATTGGTACAACAAATAAAGTAGATTTCTTAAGAGATGAAACAGGCGGTCGTCGTTTTTGGCCTATGACAGTTAACCCTGAAAAAGTAGAAGTAAAATGGTCAAAACTAACTAAAGAAGAAATCGACCAAATTTGGGCGGAAGCTAAACATTATTACGATAAAGGTGAAGAACTTTATCTTGATCCTGAACTTGAAGAAGAGATGCGTTCAATTCAAAGTAAGCATACCGAAGAATCACCTTATGTAGGTATCATTGAAGATTTCTTGAATACGCCTATACCTAAGAACTGGCAAGATATGACTATAAGTGAACGTCGAGACTTTTATAAGTTTGGTGATGAGTCGATTAGTGAGCAGAGTAGCGAATTAGTTCAAAGAGACAAAGTGTGTGCTTTAGAAATATTTGTTGAATGCTTTGGAAAAGATAAAGGTGATAGCCGAGGTTCAATGGAACTTAAAAAGATTACTAATGCTTTAAGACAGATAGGTACTTGGCAAGTCTATGACGGGAATCAACAAGGCAAATTACGCTTTGGCAAAGAGTATGGATTGCAAAAAGCTTATATTAGAGATGAAGATGTAAACGATTTAATATAATCATAAATGTATAAAAATTCATTTTTAGGTGTTACTTTACTGTTACAACTGGTGTTACTTTTAAAAATCTAAAGTAACAGTAAAATTGTAATTTTACATCCAGGTGTTACTCGTGTTACTTTACTGTTACTTGAAATGTAACACCTAAAGTAACACCTCTAACCGTTGGGGCTCTATGGTTCGAACCATAGTGTTACTCGTGTTACTTTAATTTTACTTAATAGATTAATAATTAATGTTAGGGAGTAAGTAGTAGTATAGGGTGCCCCTAATAGCATATAAGTATAGAAAAACGTTTTTTTCAGTAACACTAGTAACACCTATATAAATTATGTATTCATTATGCAGGTGAGAAAATGAGAGAATCGAAAATCGAAAGTTATTTAGTCAGAGAAGTTAAAAAGTTAAATGGCTTATGTCTTAAGTGGGTATCACCTGGAACAAGAGGTGTACCTGATAGGATTGTCATTATGCCTAAAGGTAAAACGTATTATGTTGAGATGAAACAACCGAATGGACGAGTTGATCCATTGCAGCAATACATGCATAAGCAATTAACAAAAAGAAACCATCAAGTTTTTACGTTATGGACTAAAGAACAGGTGAATGAATTTATTAAAAAGGTAGGTGACTGAATTGGCAATTACCTTTCAACCACATAGTTATCAAAAGCATGCAATCGATAAAGTAATCGAGAATGAAAAGTATGGTCTTTTCTTGGATATGGGCCTAGGTAAGACAGTATCAACCTTAACGGCATTTAGTGAATTGCAATTGCTCGATACTGAAAAGATGTTAGTCATAGCACCTTTGAATGTTGCTAAAGATACATGGGCAGATGAAATTAGTAAGTGGGAGCATTTAAAGCATTTGCGTGTATCTAAAATACTCGGAACACCTAAGCAAAGATTAGCCGCACTAAATAAAGATGCAGATATCTATATCACAAATAAAGAAAATACGAAATGGTTATGTGAGCAATATAAGAAAGATTGGCCTTTTGATATGGTCGTGATTGATGAACTATCAACATTTAAGAATCCATCTAGTCAAAGGTTTAAAGCGATAAAGAAGAAACTACCATTAGTTAAAAGGTTTGTTGGATTAACTGGAACGCCAAGTCCAAATAGCTTACTTGATTTATGGGCACAAGTTTATTTAATCGATAGAGGCGAAAGACTTGAAACAGCATTCAGTCGATATCGTGAACGATACTTCAGAGCGACACACCAAGTAAGTGATCATGTCTATAACTGGGAACTAAGAGAAGGCTCAGAAGATTTAATCTACAAACAGATAGAAGATATTGCTTTGAGTATGAAAGCTAGTGATTACTTAAATATGCCTGAACGTATAGATACGAAACAAGTTGTTACTTTATCAAATAAAGAACGTAAGCTATATGACGAGCTTGAGAAGTACTACATCTTAGAAGATGAAACAGATGGAACAATCGTAGCACAAAGTGGTGCGTCGCTTAGTCAGAAGATACTGCAGTTATCGAATGGTGCGGTATATACAGATGATGAAGATGTTAGACACATCCATGATAGGAAGTTAGATAAGTTAGAAGAGATAATCGACGAAGCGCAAGGGCAACCAATTCTTTTATTCTATAACTTTAAACATGATAGGGATAGAATACTTGAACGCTTTGATGATGTACTAACGCTAGATGATAAAGGCTACAAAGATAAATGGAATAGTGGTAAAGCTAAGATACTATTAGCACATCCAGCAAGTGCAGGACATGGACTTAACCTACAACAAGGTGGTCACATCATTGTATGGTTCGGCTTAACATGGTCATTAGAGTTATACCAACAAGCCAATGCTAGATTGTATAGACAAGGACAAACACATACTACAATCATTCATCATATTATGACTGATAACACAATAGACCAAAGAGTGTATCAAGCACTACAGAATAAAGAACTAACACAAGATGAATTGATGAAAGCTATTAAAGCGAGAATAGATAAGTATAAGTAATGGAGGTAATCATTTGTATACACCAACAGAAGTTAAACAATTAATCACAGACTATCATTGGATGCGTAGACTAATAGACCATCAAGTATATGAGTATGATAGTACATCAATAGGCCAGTATGGTATAGAGTCTGCTATGCCTAAGGCTCAAGGTACAACAGGAGATAAGGTATTAGTAAGAGTGATACGTAATGATAAAGATAGACGTAAGACACAAGAGTTGATTGATAAAGTATCATTCATTGATGAGCATGAAGATAAGATAACGAATGATAAGAACTATCACATACTTCAATTACTTAAACAAGGGGAGAAAATAAATACCATTGCAATGTTAATGAGAGTAGATAGAAAAGAAATATATAGAAAGCTAGATATCATTGTGAACATATATATGAAAGCACAAACCTAATGGGACAAATGTCACATATGCCACACATGACACACTATTATAAATATATTAAATCATTTTATATAATTGAGTTAACACGATATGAATATACAGGCACATCACATAGGTGGTGTGTCTTTTTGTTTGGAGTTAATGAAGATGAGTAAAGCATATGCAGACTATATAGAACAACGTACAAAGAATAAAGGTTTCTACTCTAATGCGAAGTGGCGTAAGACAAGACTAAAGGTATTAGCACGCGATCATTTTGAATGTGTCATGTGTAATGCAGAAGGTAGATTGACGATTAATCAGAAACAATCACTAGAAGTGGACCATATTAAAGAGTTAGAAATACGACCAGATTTAGCATATGAACTTTCTAACCTAAGAACACTATGTAAATTTCATCACAATAAACGTCATGGAAGATTTGAACATAATCCAAACAATAGAAAGAATAAATTTAATGATGAAAATTGGTAAAACAAAATTGTATAAAAATATTGTTTAATTAAAATAAATAAAAGTGTAAAAAGTGTCACCCCCCACCTAAATAAATCGCGCCACAAAAGGCTTCGCGGAAACCGGCGCTTGGGTCAACTCTGCAGATTTATTCATCAAAAAGATACGTAAGGGGGCTTGACATTTCGAAAAAATAAAAAATAAGCAAAGGGGGGGAGGGGATTGAAAAAGGATAAATACCTCAAAGATAAATTAACACCCAGTCAAATTGAACGAATTAATGCTTCAGAAGATTACCTAATGAAGCAGATAGATACAGATAATGATATAGAAGTTGAAAAAGTTGAGCGCTATACCAATTTACTTAAATTATTTTACGCATTAGATGTTTATATCGAACAATCTGGGCCGATTACAGTAGTGAAAAACGCTTCACAAGAGTACATCAAACCTAATCCTGCAATAGCAGAGAAGAACAAAGTGAATGGTTCGTTGTTAGCTTTAGAGAAATCGTTTCATTTAGAAAGAAAAGCCGAAGAAAGACGCAGACAAGAACAAGCGAAAGGACCTGATTTAACATGAAGATACCGAAGCATGTTACAGACTATATAGAAAAATATAAATCAGGCAACGTTATCTTTAACAAAGAGCGCATTAGACTTGTATCTTTTTTAGAAGATAATATCTTGCAACGTGATGACCTTTATTTTGATGATCAAAAAATAGAAGATTACATCAAGTTTAGTGAGAAATGGTTTTTCAAACTACAAGACTTCCAAAAGTTCATTTCATGTTTTGTTTTCTTATATGAAAAAGATACTAAAACGCCTTATTTTTCGGAGTTCTTCATATCAATGGCTCGTGGCGGTGGCAAGAACGGTTATATTAGTACGTTAGCAGCATTCTTTATGACACCATTACATGGTATTCCTAAATATAATATGTCAGTAGTAGCTAATAGTGAGAAACAGGCGCTAGTAAGTTTTAGGGAAATCTATGAAATGATAGAAAGTAACAACTTATATATTACAGGCGAACGACCTAACAACCCTTTTTATTTAAGTAAGGTTTATGTGGAAGGTACAAGTACCAAATCACAGTTCTTGTTTGATACATCTAATGAGAAAACGAAAGATGGCGCTCGTGAAGGTTGTATTTTCTTTGACGAAGTCCATGCTTACGAAAAAGATACGATTATTAATATCAAACGAAGTGGACTAGGTAAAGTTGCACACCCTCGTACTTTCTACATAGGTACAGACGGGTATGTAAGAGAAGGGTTTTTAGATAGATTAAAAGAAAGAGCAGACAATGTCTTAAAAGGTATTAATCCAGAAGATAGATTGTTCCCTTTCATTTGCAAAATTGATGATAAAGAAGAAATAGATAAACCGGAACTTTGGGAAAAAGCAAACCCAATGTTTGAAAACCCTAAAAGTGAATATGGCGCTCAATTATTTAAAGAAGTCCATCAACAATATCTAGGACTTCAGTTTAATCCATCTAATCGACCGGAATTTATGACTAAACGAATGAATATGCCTGAAACTGATACTCAAAGTGTTGTAGCACCGTGGGATGACATAATGGCTACAAATCGACCTATACCCCCACTTGAAAACAATGAATGTATTGGTGGGCTTGATTATGCGAGTTTAAAAGACTTTGCAGCAGTCGGCTTATTGTTTAGATCTGGTGATGATTATATTTGGAAAACTCACTCATTCGCTAGAAAAGAATTTCTTGATAAATACAAATTAAAGCCACCTATTCATGAATGGGAGAAAAAAGGTTTACTCACAATTGTGGATGAGCCAACAATAAACCCTAAACATATTATTGATTGGTTTATTGAAGCGCAAAAGAATTATGGACTACAAAAAGTCGTAGCCGACAACTTCCGTATGGATTTACTTAGACCTTTATTTGAAGATGCAGGTATCGAATATGAAGTAATAAAAAACACTCGTGCAATTCAATCATTACTTGCACCAAGAGTTGAAGATATGTTCGCGCAACATCATCTTATCTTTGGTGATAACCCTCTAATGCGTTGGTATACGCAAAATGTAGCTGTTAAGATACGCAAGGACGGTAATAAAGAGTATGAAAAGAAAGAACCAATAAGACGTAAAACTGATGGTTTCCAAGCTCTTATACATGCGTTGTATAGAGCAGATGATTTGAAAGATTCTAATTTAGAAGAAGAAATTAATCTGTTAAGGGGCTTGAGATTTTAAAGGAAGGAGGGAGTAAGTTATGGGGCTATTTGATAAGATATTTCAAAAAAATAAAGAGATTTCATGGATGTATGACTTAGAACTTTTACAAGAAACAAGTTCAAAAGCCTATATCAAAAGAATGGCTTTAAATGTGGTAGTTGAGTATGTAGCAAGGACAATCGCTCAATCTGAATTTAGAGTGAAAGAAAGTGATCATGTCACTAAAGATGATATGTATTACTTATTGAATGTTCGACCAAACCCTAATCAAAATGCTACACAGTTTTGGCAGAAATTTATTTATAAACTTCTTGTCGATAACGAAGCTTTAATCATTAAATCGGATGATGATTATTTATATGTGGCAGATGATTTCGAACATGAAACAGACTTAGGACTATTACCACATCGCTTTAATTCAGTTATGGTTAACGACTATAAATATAATCGCTACTTTTCAATGGATGATGTAATTTATTTAGAATACGCCAATGAAAAGCTAGATAAATTCTCATTAGGATTGTTTGAAGATTATGGCGAAGTATTTGGTCGCATGTTAAATATGCAACTCAAGAAAAACCAAATACGAGGCGTTTTGAATATAGGTTCAACACAATTAAGTACGAAAGGTATCCAAGATTATATAGATATGATTTTTAATACCTTTGAGAAAAATCAAGTTGCAGTTGTACCTTTGACGAAAGGTTTGGAATACGAAGAACATTCAACGAATAACTCTAGTGCGAATGGATCAGATTTCAAAGAGTTACGACAAGCAATAGAAGATATTCTCATCTATATTGCACGCATTGTCGGTGTATCACCTTCTCTAATTCTGGGAGAAAATGCAGATTTAGAAAAAGCGATTGAAGCAACTAATCAATTTTGTTTTAAACCTTTAACTAAGAAATTAGAGCGTGAATTAAATGCTAAATTATTTTTTAAAGATGAGTATTTAAAAGAAAATAAACGCATTGAAATTGTTGGTATAGATAAGAAAAAACCAATCGAATTGGCGGAAGCGATTGATAAACTGCGTTCTTCTGGTACTTATACTGGTAATCAAATTCGTGTCATGCTTGGTGATGAACCAGGAGATGATGAACACCTAGATGAATACGTATTAACTAAAAACTACGAATCAGTTTCACCAGTTGGAGGAGGTGAGACTAATAATGAGTAATCCAATTGTGAGAAATGTCACGCCAGTTTTTAGAAACGAAACTAAGAATAACAAGCACATTTTAACGTTGTCAGGTACTATTGCTAACTTATCTTTTCTTGACGACACTATCAGCGCTAAAGCTGTGAAAGATTCGCTTGATAATGTTAAAGAAGATATTGTTATTCGTTTAAATTCTGGCGGTGGTGATGTGTTTGAAGGGATAGAAATTTATAATTACTTAAAGTCCTTATCAAATCACATTACAATTGAAGTCACTGCATTAGCTGCAAGTGCTGCATCATTAGTTGCAATGGCAGGAGATAAGATTATTATCCGAACAGGCGCAAATATGATGGTACATGAAGCTTCTACAATGGCTTTTGGTAACAAATCAGACATTCAGAAAACATTGAATGCTTTAACTGCAGTTGATACATCTATTGTTGATATATATCACGATAGAACAGGTTTAGATCGTGATGAGATTGTTAATCTAATCACTAATGAAACATGGTTAACTGCAGATGAGGCAATCAATAAAGGTTTTGCAGATGAGAAATCATCTCGTAAATCTGTTGATAAGCAGAAAGAAGGTGTAAAGAACGTGGGGAATTCAAAATATGTAGCAAAATTGAAGGAACAGTTGCAAATCATTAATTCTATGATTGATGAAGCAGAAGAAGGAACACCAGATGAACCTTCAAGTTATGATTCAAATGAAAAACGTATTGCAGATTTGGAAAACGAAGTTAAAAACATTAAGTCACGCCTAGATAAATTAGAAAAAGGCGATGACGAAGGTAATGAAGGCGAAGGCCAAGGCGGAGGTACTAATCCACCACCAAAAGAAAATAAATTTTCAAGATTTGCATTTTAAGTAGCTATTAGCAATTGATGTTAATGGCTATTTTTTTATGCATAAATTTAAGGAGGAATATTAATGCCTATCAAAGTAGGAGAAAAATTAAAAAACTATCAAGATCACAAAGCACACTTTGCAGAATTAGTTCGCAATGGTGCAAGTGATGAAGAACAATCAAAAGCATTCGGAGAAATGTTTGATGCATTATCAAACGATTTACAAGAAGAAATTTCAGCGGAAGTAAATAATCGTGTAGTAGACAACGGTATTTTAGCTAAACGTTCACAAGATCCTTTAACTTCAGAAGAACGTAAATTCTTTAATGAAATCAATACAGAAGTAGGATATAAAGAAGAAAAATTATTACCTGAAACAGTTATTGAACGTGTGTTTGATGATTTACAATCAGAACATCCATTACTTTCAAAAATCAACATTCAAAACGCAGGTTTAGTAACACGTATCATTAAAGCAGAACCAACAGGTCAAGCTGTTTGGGGTAAAATCTTTGGTGAAATCAAAGGTCAATTAGATGCTGCATTTGATGAAGAAGAATTCAAACAATCTAAATTAACTTGTTTCGTAGTTATTCCAGATGATTTAAAAATGTTTGGTCCTAACTGGGTAGAGCGTTTTGTTCGTACTCAAATTGAAGAAGCTATTTCAGTTGCTTTAGAAGCTGCTTTCTTAACTGGTGAAGGTGCATCTAAAGACCAACCAGTTGGATTGATGAAAGATATCCAAGAAAATGGCGGTGTCGTTGATAAAACAACATCTGGAACTTTAACTTTTGCAGATGCAGACACAACTGTAAATGAATTAAAAGACGTATTAAAAGGCTTATCTGTTAAAGAAAACGGTAAAGAAGTAAACGTTGACGGTAAAGTTGTATTAGTAGTTAACCCACAAGACTCATGGGATGTACAAGCACGTTACACTTACTTAACTGCTAATGGTGGTTTTGTAACTGTATTACCTTATAACGTACAAATCGTATCATCTGAATTTGTTCCAACAAATAAATTAGTTGCTTTTGTAACTGATCGTTATGATGCAGTACGTGGTGGCGGATTAACAGTAAAAAAATTCGACCAAACTTTAGCTTTAGAAGATTGTATTTTATACACTGCTAAAACATTTGCTTATGGTCAACCAGCTGATAACAATGCATCACGCGTGTATGACTTAGAATTATCTACTGCAGTTCGTACTTCAACTCCTGCAGGTGGTACTACAGACGGTGCAGCACAAGCATAGAAACGGGGTGATGTAAATGGAAAACATCACTATATCAAATGAGATTCTAGAAGAATTTAAAGAATATACAAAGATTTCTCATGACACTGAAGATGAACACTTAAAACGTGTATTAGCTATGTCCTATAACAATTTGATATCACGTTTTGGAGAATTTGATTTAAGTAGTGATTTAAACGGTAAAAGCTTAGTCTTTGCACGTGCTCGATACGATTATGAAGACCTACTTGAGTTTTTTAACGACAATTATCAAGATGATCTACTAAATTTTGGTTTTATAAATCGAATTGAGCGTGATAGCAATGAAGAGTAATTTTAAAAAGCCTTTTATTACTACTAAAAAATTAAATACTCGTGTCCATTTTTATTCATATCAAGAGAATGAAGGTCCTGAAGCCGGTGTCAAACGAAAAGTTAAACTCTACAGTTGTTGGGCTTATGTGCCCCAATGGAAAATGACCGAACTTCAACAAGCTATATCAAACGGAACTGAACATGACGTTAAAATCTTTATAAGAGAAACTCATGGTCAATATATCCCGAATGAAAAGCATTACGTTGAAATAGAATCGCCATATATTCACCAAGATTTGAATATTAAATTAGTACAACCTGATGTAGAGAACGAACAATTTTTAATGCTAACTGCAGGGGTAGTAGCTAATGGCGAGTAAAAATTTTTCAGGCATTCGTGCAGAAGGATTAGATGAATTGCAAAAAGAACTTGATAGACGTTTTAATCGCAAACGCATTACAAAGATTATTGATGACGCACTTTTAGAAGCAGGTCAAATAGTTTTAGATGCGATTAAAGCGAATATCCGATATTTCAGAGACACAGGGGCCGAATATGCAGAAGCTAAAATCTCAAAACCTTATTGGGATAAAGGTGTGCGCTCTGTCCGTATTTATTGGGAAGGTCCACATCATAGGTATTCAATCGTGCATTTAAACGAAAAAGGTTTTTATGCTAAAAACGGTAAGTTTGTTAGACCTAAAGGCTTTGGGGCGATTGAAAAAGCATTACGTTCTGCAGAAGTTGCGTTTTATAAAAAAGTACAGGAAGAAGTTGAAAAGTTATTATGATTGATATTTTAAATACAATTTATAGCGTCTTAAAAAATGACGAAAAACTAATGAAGTTACTCAATGTTAATAACATCAAATTCAACGATTATCCTGATGTTAAGGATATTACGCAACCTTATGTAGTGCTTGATGATTTTGATGATCCTATACCGGAATTACATTATGACGGAGACCGAGTAGCTTATAACTACATTGTTCAAATTGATGTTTTTGTTAAAGCAAATGATAAATACAATGCAAGATTACGAAGAAATGAAATATCACAACGTATCAGTGACTTGCTCTGGAAAGAATTGAAAGCAGGGCAAACAAGTAATTTAGGTAATGAATATGATAAACAGTTCGCTTTATATCGTTCAACTAGGCGGTATGAGGCGATTTTTTATGAGGAGGAAAATTAAATGGTCAAATATGCAAAAACACCAAAAGCTTTTATTAATATTAAAGATTTAGGTTTCGCTTTATTAGATACAGATGAGCAAGATAATGTTAAATACACAAACGTAACTCAAACTCGTGGGTTACAAGAGATTTCAGTTGAAACAGGTGGAGAAACAGTAAACGCTTATGCAGATGGTACTATTATTGAATCTGGTACAACTGATGGCGAAGGTAAAATCTCAATGACAATGCACGCATTCCCACAATCTATCCGTGAGTTAATTTTCAATGAAATTTATGATGAGAATGGTGTATTCCAAGAAATTAAAGGTAAACAAAATAAATATGTTGCAGTTTGGTTCAAACGTGAACGTCGTGATGGAACTTTCCAAATGGTTGGTTTAACTAAAGTGTTATTCGGAGATCCAAACTTAGAAGGTAAAACTGCAGAAGATGATTGGGAATTCAGTTCAGAAGAATCAGAAGGTACTGCAATGCATCGTATCAATGATGACGTACGTAAAATCCTATTCGATAGCGCACGTGAAGGTGCCAAAGTAGATTCATTCTTTGAAAAATTATTAAAAGGTGCTTACGACGAAAAAGTTGAAACAAGTGCTGATACTGCATCAGCTTAAAAGGGAGTTTTGACTTATGGCTAAATTTAAAGTTTTAAAAGATGCAATTAATTTAAAAAACGATAAAGAGTATCGTAAAGACGAAGTTGTGGAAGAGAAAGTTAAAGATATCAACGACTTTGAAAAGCGTTTGAAAAATAAAGGGTATGAATTACCGTTTTTTGAACGCATTGAAGAAGAATAGTAAAGCTTAGGACGGTGTAAGAGCCGTCCTTTTATTTCGAAATAAAAAGGAGTTTTTTAGACATGTCAAACAAATTAAAACGTAATTATATTAGATTAGTAGAAAATCCTGAAGCAGAAGAAATTAAATTAGAAACTTATTTAACACCTCATTTCATTCCATTAGATGTATTATATGAAGCAACTGACGTAATGTCAGAGTTAGAACAAGCAGAAAATGGTGAAATTGAATTATCATTCAAAGATCAATTAGATAAATTAATAGATGTAGTTGTAAAAATCTATGGTGGTCAATTTGCAGCTAAAGATATTAGAACACGTTTACATGCACCGGATGCAATCCCAACTTTACAAAAACAAGTTGAGTTTATAGCAAATGGCCAACAAGACGAAGAGACAAAAAAGTTTATTCAGAGCATCAGTTAAATAAAATAAAAGACGAAGATTTAACGTATCGTGGTATGAAAAAGAACTTGGACAAAGTTGTTAAACAGATGATTGAGAATGGCACACCGGCCGACCAAGTACTCAAGATGCCATTTTATTATATACTTCAAATTTTAGATGAACGTCATCTAAATACTGTTGATACTGATGATAGAGCAGATGCGTTATTTACAGCCTTATAGCCTTAGTTATCAACACTAAGGCTTATTTTTTATACCTAAAATAAGAAAGGAGTGACAATGAGTGGCGGAATCAAGATTTAAAGGCATGTCCATATTAATGAATATGCGTGATGTTGGTATTGATAGGACTATGAAACAGATACGCAGTCAGTTTAAAACCTTAGATACTGAAATGCGTCGTTCTAATGCTAACTTTAAAAACTCTGAAAAATCTATGCAGTCTTTCCAAACAAGAACCAAAGAGTTAAATAAAGCGATTGACGTGACTGAAAATTCAATGAAAGATATCTCAAGTCAATTGAAAAAAATGACTCTAGAAGAGCAACGTACAAGTGTGGAAGCAGAGAAGTTACGTCAAGAATACAGTAAGCAGCATAGAGCATTACAAATGTATCAACGTCAATTAAACTCTACGCAATCCGAAATGAAACAATTTAGTACAACTTCTAAGCAAACATTGTTCTCAATGAAAAAAATAAATACTGTGTTAGGTACAATGAAACGTCAATTGAATATCGCAAACATGGCTTTTCAAAGTGCAGAAAAATCAACTACAAGTTATAAAAACTATTTAACTCAGTTAAACACAGTTATTCAAAAGCATCAAAATACGATTAGAGTTTTAGAAAGTCGTTATCAAAAAGTAGTACGAGAACAAGGTGTTATGAGTAAAGAAGCTCTTGAATTGAAAGAGAAGATTTTGCAAGAGAAAAACTCTTTAAATCAATTAGACAATCAGTATAAAAAGACTACTGCAGAAGCTAAGCGATTCTCGTTTGAACAAAAAACACTAACTTCGTCTATGTCTGAAATCAGAGCGAAGATGACGCAGTTATCCCAATCGCTATCTATCAGTGCTAACAAATTTAAGTTAAGTGGACAAACTGCACAGGCTTATAAAGCACGCATAGCCGAACTAAATAATGGCATGAAGCAACAACAACTCATTGTTCAAAATTTATCTAGACAATATGACTATGCTAAAAAGCAATATGGTGCTACAAGTCAAGAAGCGCAACAGTTGAATGCTAAATTAACTGAAGAACGTGTGAAGTTAAAAGAGTTAAACGGTCAACTTACACAAACTACACAAGCACATAATCGTCTTGAGATGGAACAAAAGCAAGGTATCTCTTCTATGGCTCAAATCAGAGCAAAGATGACGCAATTTAATGATACCTTAGCATTATCGAGAAGTAATTTATCACGTGCAGGCGAAAGCGTTAAAGCTTATAAAGCTCATTTAGATACCTTAAGTAGAAACTTAACTAAACAACGAACAGTGTTGCGTGAATTAAGTGCTCAATATAAGCATGTTGCTAATGCGCAAGGTGAAAACAGTCAAGAAGCACGAGAATTGGCTAGTGCTATTACACAACAAAAAATCAAGATGAATGAACTTGAAACCGAAATTGATGAAACAACTCAAAGCTATAAACGATTGGCACAAGAGCAAAAACAGGCTCAATATTTGAGTGGTTCAGGATTTGGTAAAGGTATTCAAACAGTAAACAAGTATAAAGATTCGATTAATAACGTAGGATCATCAATGCGTAACGTTGGTTCAAACATGTCAATGTACTTCACATTGCCAGTTGTAGCCGGATTTGGTGCTGCAATTAAAACTGGAGCAGACTTTGAAGGCCAAATGTCACGAGTTGGTGCTATTGCGGGTTCTTCTAAATCGCAATTAAAAGCTATGAGTGACCAAGCAGTTGATTTAGGTGCTAAAACATCACTTTCTGCTTCAGAAGTAGCGAAAGGTATGGAAGAATTAGCAGCATTAGGTATGAATACTAACCAAATCATGAAAGCTATGCCTGGTGTTATCAGTGCAGCAGAAGCAAGTGGTTCAGATTTAGCGACAACTGCAACAATTATGGCATCATCTTTAAACTCATTTAACTTAAAAGCTTCTGATTCAGGTCATGTTGCAGACTTATTAGCAACTGCAGCTAATGATAGTGCAGCAGACGTTCAATATATGGGCGATGCACTTAAATATGCGGGTACACCTGCACATTCTTTAGGTGTTACTTTAGAAGATACATCAGCAGCAATTGAAGTTATGAGTAATAGTGGACTTGAAGGCTCACAAGCAGGTACTGCATTACGTGCATCTTTCATCAGACTAGCAAAACCATCTGCTCAATCTCAAAAAGCTATTGATAAATTGGGTATTTCTTTATCAAATTCTAAAGGTGAATTTGTAGGTATGCCTAATTTGATAGGGCAGTTTAAAGATGCTTTACAAGGCATGACTAAGGACCAAAAACTTGCATATGTAGCACAAATTGTTGGTACAGAAGCTGCAAGTGGTTTCTTAGCTTTAATTGATGCAGGTCCTGCAAAACTTAAAAAGTATAGCGACTCATTGAAAAACTCAAATGGTGCATCAAAAGAAGCAGCCGATAAGATGAAAGATAATTTAAAAGGATCACTTGAACAGTTAGGTGGTGCTTTTGAATCACTAGGTATCACAATTGGAACTGCATTTGCACCAGTATTAAGAGGATTAGCTAAAGCGGTAACCTTCTTAGTAGAGAAGTTCAACAACATGCCAACACCATTGATTGTTTTAACTACAATATTTGTCGGTTTAGGTGCTGCAATAGGGCCTTTACTGGTATTAACTGGAATATTAGCACATAGTATTGTAGGTATAGCAGAAGCAACTACTCTATTAACAGCTACAGAAGGCGGACAAGCTTTCTTTACTAAATTCGGTGCGAATATTAAGGGAATCCTACCTAAGATAGGTGGGTTGATTACTAGAATACCTTTAATAGGTGGACTGATGACTGCATTAACAGGACCAATAGGGATAGCAGTTGCAGCTATTGCAGCAATAGGCGTAGCCTTTGTGGTTGCCTATAAAAAATCAGAGACGTTTAGAAATATCGTTAATGCCGTGATTAATCCGGTTAAAAATGCGTTTATTGGATTATGGAATATTATTAAACAATTTGGCGCAGGTATTAAAGCAGTCTTTAATGGAAACACTGGTGAAGGGTTAAATATTTTCAAAAAAATATTACCTGATGAAGCGGCTCGACAATTCACTTCAACGTTGCTAATGATACGTGGTGCTTATAATGATTTTGTTAACTTCATTAAAAGTATCTCAATGGCAGTTGGTGCTTACTTCAAAGCTTTTTGGAAAGAAAACGGAGATAGCATAATTGCGGCTTTCCAAATCGTGAAAGCAACAGTATCTATTGTTTTAAACACGTTGTATAACGCAATTATCAAGCCTATTTTAGGTGCGATTAAAACAAGTTTTAGTATTGTATTTAATGGTATTAAGCAAATAGTTATCAATGTATTTACTTCCATTAGAATGGTTGTACAAGGCGGACTTAATGTTATTCGTGGCATCATAAATATTTTTAAAGGCTTGTTTACAGGCGACTTCTCATTGATGTGGCAAGGTATTAAACAAGTCTTTTCAGGTGCATTACAAGTCATTGCCGGTATTCTTAGATTTGCCCTAGGTAATTTAGTGATTATTGCTAAGACGTTAGGTGCTTTATTAATCAATGCATTCCGTGCAATTTGGACAGTGATTAAAAATGTAATCATATTAAGTGTTAGAGTTTCAGTTACTGTGGTTAAAGCATTATTTACTGGAATGGAAAATGCGGTTATCGCAATTTTTACAGGTTTAAAAAATCTATCCATTGCAATTTGGAATGGTTTGAAAAACGGTGTGATAGCGATAGTACGCGGTTTTGTTCTGATTGCTAAAAACAACTTTGCAATTTTAAGAGCCTTTTTAGCAACATTATGGAATGTGATAAAAGCAACGGCTATTAGAATTTGGACTGCATTGAAAAATGGTGTAATTGCAATTATTCGTGCTTGGATTGCTACAAGCAAAGCAACGTTTAATGGCTTAAAAAATTTCCTAGTAAATTTGTGGAATTTTATTAAAAATACTACATTAAGAATTTGGCGATCCATAAAAACTGGTGTTGTAAATGCTATTAAATTAATGAGTACTAGCGTTCGCAAAACTATAGCTACTTTAAAAGCTTGGATGGTTTCAAGTTGGAACTTTATTAAAAATAGAGTAGTGGCGCTTGCTAAAGGTCTGTACACGGGTGTGAAAAAAGCGTTCTCTAGCTTATGGGCTTCAACTAAAAGTATCTTTAGTAAGTTGAAAAACTGGTTAGTAAATACTTGGCGCTCATTAAAAAATAGTGTCGTAAAACTTGCTAAGTCTTTATATTCGAGTGTCAAAAATACATTTAACAATTTATGGTCAAGTACCAAGAATATTTTTAGTAAATTAAAGAATTGGCTCGTTAATACGTGGCGTTCTATTAAAAATAAAGTTACTGATTTAGCAAAATCTTTATGGAACGGCGTCAAAAATACGTGGTCTAAGATGAAATCAGGCACACACAACACAATGTCAAAAATATCTAGTGGTACCAAGTCCACATGGCGAGGGATGAAAAATTCAGTCGTCGATATTTCAAAAGCGTTGTGGTCCAAAGTACGTGGTACGTTCACTAATATGCGTGATGGTCTAAAATCTATCATTGGCAAGATTAAAAGTCATATCGGTGGTATGGTTAACTCGGTTAAAAATGGTTTAAATAAATTAATCGAAGGTGTCAATTGGGTAGCAGGTAAATTAGGCATGAAAGACTTACCTAAAATCAAGTTACACACAGGTACAGAAAGCACTCACACACAAAACTATGTGACTAACGGTAAGTTAAACCGAGGTACTATCGCAACTGTTGGAGATAAAGGTAAAGGTAATGGACCAGGTGGTTTTAGACATGAAATGATACGCTACCCTAACGGTAAAACGGCAATTACACCTAACAGAGATACAACAACATTCTTACCTAAAGGTTCAACAGTTTATAATGGCGCTCAAACACATGCAATGCTTACTGGTCAGCCACAGTTTCATAATGGTACTATTCCAAGATTTGCGAGTGGTACTAAAAAGAATATGATTGCAGCTGTTGGCGAACAAGCCGGTAAATTATTTAACGGTGCTAAAAAATTAAATCATAAAGCACTCGATAATATTGGCGAAAAAGCTAACGAGGCAAAAGAATGGGGAAGTGACAAACTTTCACAAATTAAAGGTGTTGTTGGTAAGGGTGCAAGTTGGCTTAAAGATAAAGTTGGCGACTTAGCTGATTGGTTAGGTAAACCAGGCAAACTGTTAAACAAAGTATTAGAGGCTTTCGGTGTTAATATGGATGTGTTTGGTATTGGTAAAAATGCAGAACTTCCATACAACATGATGAAAGCCATGTTTAAAAAATTAAAAGAGGCAGCTAAAAACCTTATTGACGGTTGGCTTGAAGATGAATTCAGTGGTGGTGGAGGTTACAACCCTTATACAAAAGCACCATTCCAATGGGTTCGAGGTTGGTCGGCTGGTGGTCACGCCGGAATTGACTACGGAGCACCAACAGGAACGCCAATACCTTCACCAATTGACGGTAAAGTTATAAAATCATGGCAATCACCGTGGGGTGGAGGAAACGAAACCCAAGTTTATGACGGTAACAAATACACACACATATTCATGCACCAATCTCGTAGAGGTGTAAGTGCCGGTGATAAAGTGCACCAAGGCGAAATACTCGGTAAAGTCGGCTCGACAGGTAACTCTAGTGGCCCACACTTACACTGGCAGGTCAACAAAGGTAAAGGTTACTTAAACAATCACCCAGATAGTATCGACCCGTTGAAATGGGTTAAAGAGGCAGCAAAAGCTGGTGGTGGTGGCGTTAATAAATCGGCTGCTGCATGGAAACCAGATATTAGACGTGCTGCAAAACAAATTGGTGTACATGTATCAGCTGGCGATGTAAATGATGTTGCACGATTAATACAAACTGAAAGTAGTGGTAATGCAGGGGTTACTCAACAAATTCAAGACGTAAATAGTGGCGGTAACGAAGCACAAGGCTTACTACAATACACACCAGGTTCATTTAGCAGCTACGCAATTAGAGGGCATAAAAACATTAAAAACGGTTACGACCAATTACTCGCTTTCTTTAACAACACAGATTGGCGCGCTAACTTATCATATTGGAAACGTCGTATGGCTAGTGGTTTAACTGGTTGGGGTCCAACTGGTAGTCGTAAGAAGTTTGCCACAGGTGGCTTAATCAAATCTGCAGGTTGGTACAACATAGCAGAAGGTGGTTACCCTGAATGGGTAATTCCAACTGATCCATCTAGACACAATGATGCTATGAAGATGTTGGCACTTGCTGCACAAGATATTGATAGAAAAAGTAGCACTAGAGGTAATAAACGACCTAATTCATTGCCTAAACCAAGTGGAAGTAACGATAATGATGTGTTGTTACAAATGCTACAAGCACAACAACAACAAATTGCTTTATTAACTCAAATTGTGACAAGTAATCAAACGATTGCAGATAAAAACTTTGAACCAACGATTGATAAATATACACACGAACAACAAGTTTTTAATTCTATTGATAAATACAATAGACAAAAACAAAGAAAATCAAGATTTAAACCAGGGGAGGTCACATAATTGATTGATACAATAAAAGTTAATAACAAAACACTTCCATGGTTAGTAGTTGAAAGAGGGTTTAAAATACCCTCTTTTAATTTTGGTATTGAAACTGAAGAAATACTAGGTCGAAGTGGGAGTATAGTAAAACAAAGACAATTGAAAGAATACAAATTTGAACTTCCATTAATAGTGAGAAATGATTATCTTTCATCTGATGGTATAAAAACACATGATGATGTGTTGAACGAACTTGTTAAGTTTTTTGATTACGATCATTCAGTCTCTTTACAATTTAAATCACAAAAATGGTATTGGAACGCTTATTTTGAAGGACCAATCGAGTTAGAAAAGTATAGTAAAACTTTTTGGCAATTCAGTATCAACGTTGTTTTAGCTGATCCATACAAATACGCAGTAGAAGGTACTAAAAATACAGCTATTTCTGACCAAGTTTCTGTCGTAAGTACAGGAACAGCAGATAGTCCTATCATTGTGCAAGCAACAGCGTTAAAGAATGCAAGTTACTTCTCTATCACGAAGAATAACGAAGATTATTTTATGATAGGCGATGACGATTTAGATAAGAAAGTCGAAGATTATACACCGACTTTATTCAATGATGAAATGCGTTCTTTCTTCGGATGGACTAAAGTCACTAATGGTACTATTAACGACAATGTAACAGGCGGAACAGTTGGTGGTTCTATGGCAATGAGTTCTTCAAAAGACGCTTTTATGCTTAATGAAAGTAGCATTACAGGTACAAGTGGATGGAATGGCGCAGAATATAAGCACTCATTCGGTAAAAGCGCTCAAGATTTTAGTTCGACAGTTAAAATACATGTTAATCAAGGTAAAAAAGGCGCAACACATGCAACGCAGTATATATATGACACAGATAACCGTGTGATTGCTTCTATTGGTTATAGCAACCCTAGAGCAACACAAAATATTGGAACAATTTATGTAACACTATTCGACCAAAACGGTAATCAAAAGAAGATATACAGTTATACAAACGCACTTAAGTTTTACACATGGAAACATATAGTAATTTATATGCGTTTAAAACGTATTGGAGATAAATTTTATATAAAAACATGGAAATACGATGAAGTAGAATATCCTAAGCGAATTACTCCAGTAGATGTGACTGAAAAAGTATTTGTGGATGCAGGAAACTTCTATCAACGACCTATATCAGCAGTAAGTATCTATATTGCTAAGAACGGTAATAATTATCATATGCCAACAACGATATTAGGTAGTTATAATCATGAGATTTTACCTAAACCACCTAAAGCAAGAGATTTGATCATTAAAAAAGGTGATTTAATTAATATTAATATGGAAGAAAAGACAGTAACAATTAACGAAGAACCTGCACTTGATTTAAAAACATTCGGTAGTGACTTCTTCAACATAAATAAAGGGATGAATGAATGTATGATTTATCCTGAAAACACATATGACACGACAGTGTATTGGCAAGACAGATTTTTATAGATTGGAGGTTAGATAGTGAAAAATGTAGGAATACATGTACTTGACTTTAATGACAATATTATTGATTTCATTAGTCAAAGTGATGGCGCATTGATTAATGCTGAAATGAGTATGAATGTAGAAGAAAAAACAGAAACCTTTGATTTTACGATTGAAAATACTCGAGCAGAGAAACTGAGAGAACGTAATCGTATTATCGCTCAAGACAATAACGGTACATTCAGAGAGTTTATTATTATTCACGTTGCAGATAACTTTGACGGTACAACTGAAATAGAATGTAATGCAAGTTACTTAGAAGATTTGAAAACAGCAAAACCTGTTAAACCTGGTAAGTTTGAAGCACATACAACAACACAAGCATTGCTTAAAACACTTGCTGATACAGGTTGGGAAGTATCTGATGATACAGAATATGGTGGCAATAGAACAACGTCATGGACTTCTCATACTAATCCGTTTGATTTAATTTACATGCTTTGTACTACTTACGACATGGTCCCTAGTTTTTATATTGAACTAGGCGCACATACTGTTGAACATCGTTGTGTATCAATCACTAAACCTAAAAATTTATTCAAAGGTAAAGAAATCACTAAAGGTAAAGACTTAACAGGTATGACAAGAACGATTGATCTATCTGAAGTGAAAACTGCTTTACTTGCAGTTGGTCCTGAAAAAGAAGATGGCTCAAGAATTGAAACTGTTGTAGTAGATGATGAAGCACAAGAGATTTTCGGACTTCCTAATCGTTATATTTGGGATGTATATGAGCCTGAAAGTAACGATGAGAATATGACACTTAAACGTTTGACCACACTTGCTAAAACAGAACTCAACAAACGTAACCAAGCAGCGATAAGTTATGAAGTTTCTTCCACTGATATTCATAAATATTATAACGATGTAACAGTACATCTTAGAGATATCGTAAGGGTAAAAGATAGAGATTTCAGACCACCGTTATATATAGAAGCAGAAGTTATAGGTATTAAGTACAACTGGCTAGCAGATGAAAGTGAATTTACTTTTGGCAATGTCATTGAATACGAAGAAACAAAACTAAGAGAATTCTTTAATAGAAAATTAGATGAAATTACTAAAAAACTTAACGACAATATTTCCAACGTAAACACAATCGTGAGTGATGTTGTAGCTGGAGAGTTAGAATATTACGAACGTAAAATATTCAAAGGTGCAGAGCCACCAGAAAATCCACAAAATGATACATTATGGTACGATACGTCAAACCCTGATGTTGCAGTACTACGTCGTTACTGGAATGGTAAATGGATCACTCAAACAGCTGATGATGTAGAAAAAATCGGTGGTTTAAGACGTGAGCAAGTAATGTATCGAGATTTAAATAATAGCTTCATCAATTTAACTATTCAACATAGTCGATTACAAAATGATGTGTACGATGTGTTAAATAATGAATATCTTGTCGATGATGATTTGAAAGCAAACTTAAATCAAGCGTTATCAGATGTAGATAGTGTATATCAAGAGATTAAAACTAATTTAGATAGTATGGATGAAGATACAGCAACGATTGGCAAGTTAATTGATACACAAACGTTATTTACAGTTTATCGAGAAAAGCTACAAACATTATACAAATATGTTACTGACGCTAAAATTTCTATTGATAAACGGTTGAAATTACTTCAATCACAATATACTGATAAGAAATTTAATGATGCTATGGATAAAATAGCACAAACGTTACCTAATGGTCGTTGGGATAGTGAAAATCAACAATTATACGCTGATATTCCTAATGAACAAGAATTGAGTAATTTAAAGAAAACACTACAAGATTATTACGACGGAAATATAAAAGAATTAGAAGGCCGTTTAAATAATAGTATTGATAGCAAAGTAAATATAGCAAAAAATGAAATTAGTACAAGTGTTAAAAGTGTCGAAAGTAAAATTGATGGTTTGAATATTGGCACTAGAAATTTACTGTTAAATTCAGAGGAACGTAGCGATAGTATTATTAATGATACTCACGCTTATATAACATATTTTCTAACGCAACCTTTAGAAGTAGGCGAAGATTATACTATATTGAGTGAAGTTTATACTACATCTCCTGAACAAAGTGGAAAAGTGTCAATTAGAGGATATTTCCCAGATAATGGTTTAATAAACGTTCCGATAATCGACAATAAAATTAAATTAACTTTTAAACCAAAAGTGCCTAGTGAAAGAATATTATTGTATAAAGATATTGCAGGACAATCATCTGATAAATTAGATACTACATTTAAAAACACAATTCTGGTAAAGGGAAATAAAATAGGCGACTATGCACAAGCACCAGAAGATTTACAAAGACAAACGCAACAAGCACAACAAGACGCAGAAAAAGCTGCTAAAGCATATGCAGATGCACAGGATAATCTAAAAGAAACGCAATTAAAAGCATATGCTGACGGAAAAGTATCAAATGAAGAAAAACGCGCAATAGCTGACGCAATAGCAAAACGTGATGAAGCTAAATTATACGCGGACAAAAAATCGAAAGAAGCGCAAGAGGCAGCAAATCAAAATACTATTAATCAGTTAAAACCAATCACAACACGCGTGACAAGTAACGAAACTAATATATCTGAATTAGATAAAAAAATTAGTTTAATGGCTAAAAGTGAAGATGTAGCGCAAAAATTAAGAGATGTTGATGGACGACTTACACCTTTAGAAACTGATGTTAAAAATAATAAAGCCACACTCGACATCTTACCTACACAAATTGATAGTAAAGTATCAAAACAAGATTACACATTAGATAAAAATAATATAGTTCAAAGATTAGATAATGCAGATAGCCAAAGACAACAACTTTCAAATGAAATAACTGATAAAGTTACTTTAACTAAATTTGAAAGTGGTATGACAGAGGCTAAAAATTATACTGATAACATAAAAAAAGAAACAGAGAACTATACAGACAATCAAATCAACAATTTAGATATTGGAAGTGAAAACTTACTTTTAGATAGCGAAAGTCGAAGTGATTTTTCAACTTTTACTGGTTATTCCTATACAAGATATTATTTAACACACCCTTTAGAAATAGGTAAAACTTATAGTGTAAAAGCTGATATTGTTACTACCGATGAAAGACAAAGTGGGAAAACCTCTATTTTCCCATATAGTCCTTCAGGAATAAGAGATACAGTAGATATTAAAGACGGTAAAATTACCTATACATTTACAGCACAAGTTGAAAGTACACAATTCTTAATTTATAAAGATGTAGCAGGTCAATCTAACGTCGATTTAAACGTAACAATAGAAAAAGCTATCCTAGTTGAAGGCGATAAAGTTACAGGTTGGTCGCCAGCTAACGAAGATGTAAAAAAAGATATACAACAAGCTGAAACAAACGCTAAAAATTACACAGACGATTATAAACGATCTAATGACATAGCCATGACTAAACTAGAAACATCAATCACTCAAAATGGCGATAAAATAGCATTAAAAGTAGATGAACAAAAATTCAATGCTAGTCGTAAAACATTATCTCAAGTTATTTCAGAAATATCGGCCACAACTAAGGGAATAAATTTAAGTTACGATGAAAACGGTAATATTCAATCCTACACAATGGATAGAAACGGTATTCAACTTAGAGGCGATAAGGTGGATATTACGATCAATAAAGACTTCAATGTTATGGCAAGTAGAGTGGATGATAAGGTTGGCAAAGGTGAGATTATCAACCGTTTAAATTTAAGTCCAGAAGGCTTAGATATCAACGTTAATAACATTGGTATTCGAGGCGGGGATAGTGTTGATTATTTAGATATTAGAAACAATTCTATCCTGTCTTATGGTTCTTTCACACGTACTTGGGCAAATGAAACTGATACCGCTAATTTAAGACTAGGTATTCAAGGCGGTACTGTAAAAGTACAAAATAGAACAACTGGTTATAACTTATATTTAACCGAAAAAGGTTTATCAACAATGCTTGCTGGTGCTGGTGATGAAACAGCAGGTACATTAGAATTTCATTCTACAAAATATAATGATACCTCTCGCGGTGTACGATTACATTCTACTTATGGTGCAGTAGCATTAGAAAGTGATTACAGTCGTATTATTTTAAATGCGAACTTAACTGTAAATATTGAAAGTAACTACGGTATTTATTTCAGACCTTATCGTGATAACCGAACTGGAAACAATGAATTTGCTATGTATGTAAAACAAAACGATAGTGGTGCATACACAGACGGTGTTCTTAAATACGGTAATGTTTCAAGCGATACGTCACAATATGGTTCAGGAATAAGATTTAGTAAAAGTTCTATTAACAGTACAATTTATGCTACCAATAAAGATGGTGATATTGGGACAGGTCATTTCTTTGCGGATAAATTATATGGAGATTTAACTGCTAAAGGAAGTAATGCTTATATTTTAGTAGATGACGCATTACGTATAACCGATAAAAAAGGTTACAACAACGGCAATGTGAAATATAAAGATTTACAATGCTTAGATGTACAAGCGAACTCTATAAGAGTTAATACTGCTAAAGATTTCTATATCGGCGTATCTTCAAATGAATTACGGGTTACAAACAACTTATTCTGGAACGGTGGCGATACTGGTTACAAACCAGTTAGAGCATCAGCCTTCAACAACGCATCACTCGAACAATATAAAACAGATATTAAGAAGTGGGACTATGACGCTCTAACTGTCATCGCTAATGACTTAGATCTTTATCAATTCAAATATAAAAATGAAGAAGGTAAAGAAAAAGGTTTAAACCATAGAGGTGTAATTATCGGTAGAGATTATAAAACGCCTGATGAATTTATTTATGGTGATGGCGTTAATATTTATGAAATGGTTACATGGGCACTTAGATCAATACAACAACTAAACGAAAAAACAAACACATTGGAGGAACAATTAAATGAACAATCAATTACAAGCTAATCCAAGTTATGTTATCGAGGAGTTAGTTACTCAAAACGCTAAACTTTCACAAGAAAATGCAATGTTAAGAGCAGTAATTAGAGAGCAAGAAGAACAACAAAATAATGAACAAACAAGTGCTGAAGGAGAGTAACCTTTAGCACTCTTTTTATACCAAATTTTAGGAGGAATTTATCATGGCAAATGAAATCGTAAAAAACACAGAAAGTTACATCTTAGTACAAGTGAATGAAAAAGGAGAAGAAGCTGTTTTAGATAACGACTTCAGAGGTCAATTCTATCCAACTAGTAATGTAAACATCGCAACTAAATTTGATAATTTAGATAAAGTTAAAGCACTTGCTGAACGTTTAAATAGTCTAAACGAATTAAACTATGAGTTCGGTATTATTAGTGAAAAAGTGACAGTCAAACCAGTTAAGTTAACAACTTTATTAGAGTACGTGAAAGAAACAACTGAAACTAACGCAGAATAGAGGTGCAAGAATGGAGGATAGTCAAGGACGCGACTATGAAACAAGAATAAAAAGACTTGAAGATAATGACGAAAGGATCTTCGCATCTTTGGAACAAATAAAAGATGGTCAACATAATCAAGAACTAATCAATCAAAAAATGAACTTCACTCTAGATAGTATAAATAGAGAGCGAGAAATCGATAAAGAAAGTAAAAGAGAAAATCGTAAAAACATTAAAGAAATGAAACGTTTAATGTTAGGTATGGTTTTTTCAGTGGCAGGTTCTATTATCTTTGCTGTCATCAGAATGGTATTCGGCATATAAGGAGGTGATTGATATGTTTAAACTATTCGCAAAAGCTAGTTTCTGGACTTGTTATTGGTTTGGTCAATGTAAATAAACAAATTAAGTCGACACTTATGTGTCGGCTTTTTATTTTGAATAAGGAGTGAATTAGATGAAGATAAATTGGAAAAATAGATTTAAAAATGGTGCTACTTTATCAGGCCTAATTAGTTTACTACTATTACTCATAAAACAAGTAACTGAAATGTTTGGTATTGATCTATCGCATCAACTTACACAAATAAGTGGTATTATTGGTACAATCTTAGCAATTTTAGCTGGTTTAGGTTTAATTACTAACCCTAACACAAAAGGCTTATCTGATGCTGGCATTGATTTAGAATTAAACAAACCACGTAATCAAGATACACATCCAGTAGAATTTAAAGCAGATGACAAAGAAATAATTATACCCAACGCACTCACACCTAAAGAATACGACACATCAGAAGAATTTACAGATGATACTGATGAAGTTACTCCAGATTATTCAACAGGTGGCGGCTCGCTTGATGATGTGTCAGAAGAAGAACAAGATAACTCATCAGATAAAGCACTAGTGGAGGTTGATAGTGATGAAAACACAAGCAGAGATTAATAAACGGTTAGACGCTTATAGAAAAGGCACAGTTGATAGTCCATATAGAGTTAAAGTTTGGACGAGTTACGATAACCGTTTCTATCCAATGGAACCGGGCTGTATCGATGTAGACAAAAGTTTCCACGCTCAATGTGCTGATTTAACAATCGACTATATTTTGTGGCTTACTGATAATGAGTTTAGAATTAGAGGAAACGCAAAAGATGCAATCAACCCTAAAAAGAATAAGTTGCCAGAAGGATGGAAAATTGTTTTAAACAGACCTTCAACAGTTCCTAGAAAAGGTTGGATAGCTGTTTTTACTGATGGAACTTATTGGGAGTACGGTCATATCGGTATTGTTTATGATGGTGGTAATACAAGTCGTTTTCAAATTTTAGAGCAAAATTGGAATGGCTGGGCTAACAAAAAACCTAGCTTACGTTGGGATAATTATTATGGTTTAACTCATTTCATTGTTCCACCAGTAGCTAAAGAAAACAAAGTTGTTTCATCAAGCAAACAACAAGCGCCTAAACAAAAGGTTAAAAAAGCATCTACTAAAAAAGAATTACCTAAAATCACTAAACACATCACTGGTTATAGTATGGATAAGCGAGGATATAACCCTAAAGGTGTAGTTATACACAACGATGCAGGAGGGATGAACTATAAACAATATTACAACAACTTAGTTAATGCTAACTATGACCGTTTGGCTCGTGGTATCGCTCATGCATATATTGACAGAACAGGCATTTGGGAAGCAATTGATGAAAGTCGTATTGCATGGCATGTAGCAGATGGCACTCGTCCTGGAAGTGGTAACCACGATTTCTATGGTATCGAAGTAAACCAATCATTACGTGCAAGTGATAAAGAATTCTTAGAGAATGAACAAGCTGTTTTTCAATTTGCAGCAGAGAAACTTAAAAAGTGGGGACTACCAGCAAACAGAAATACTGTTCGTTTGCATAATGAATTCAGTCAGACAAGTTGTCCACACAGAAGTATGGTGCTTCATACTGGTTTAGATCCGTTGTATCACTCAATTACTGAACATGCACGACTAAAATTAAAAGACTACTTTATTAAGCAAATTAGAGCCTATATGAATGGTAAGAAACCAACTTCTAAAGTAGTTGTAAGCAAACCGGGCAGTGCTTCTACACCAGCTACACGTAAAGACGCTAACGGTTATAGAGAAAATCCACATGGAACGTTATATAAAGAAGAACACGCAACATTTACTGCAAATGCTAACATCATCACTCGTTATGTTGGACCATTTACTAATCTACCTCAAGCTGGCATTTTAAAAGCTGGTCAAACAATTATATATGACGAAGTAATGAAACAAGACGGTTATATCTGGGTAGGATATACAGCGTATGATGGTAAACGTGTTTATTTACCAGTTAGAACATGGGATAGAGAGACAGATAGTGTAGGCAAATTATGGGGAGTAATTAGTTAGATGTGTTATAATAACAACACGATTTTTATTCCATTCACTGGGGACAAGTTTAGTGCTTGTCCCTCTTTTTTTATGCTATAATAAAGATACCCAGTTTGTGATAATTAAAATAATTATCAGATTTATAAGAGGCAACACTATATTCTAACCACGTTCTTATGAGCGTGGTTTTTTTATTTTAACCGCCTCGATTTCGATACGGTTATTCTAAACCCGTCGAATTCGACGGTTTTTTTATCTTAGGGACTCGGGTCCCTAAAAAGTCCCTAAAAATTTGTATTATATGGTGTGTTATTAATAGACAAAATAAAAAGAATCCCGTCGTTATGGGATTCTTAATTTCGAAAAGTGTTTAATTTTCGGTTAATAGCGTCCTGGGAGGGATTCGAACCCCCGACCGATGGCTTAGAAGGCCATTGCTCTATCCAGCTGAGCTACCAGGACATGAATTTTTAACACAAGAATTATTATAGCTAAAGAAACCTTATTTAGCAATAGCTTTAATATAAAAAAAGTTTATATTTTTCACTAATTATGTGTATTTGTAACTCATATCGACGATGTGCAAGTGCAATAACACATAAAGTCGAGCAATTGAATTAATATCTTCAAGCCATATGGACGCAGAAGTAATCAAATGTATAGAACCAATAGGATGCATTATAAGCAACTATGAACAAACTATAAACATTTATGAATAAAGTAATAAATAGATCACAAGTGTTGAAATTATTCTCATCTATTATTCATATACTCAATCCAATTACTAAATAAAAGTACCATGATAAATAGTGAAATACAGAAATTAATAAAGTTGCAATGACCAACATTACGATTAATTAAATAGTTGAAAAGGACTAGAGTATATTCACTTGTCTGTTTAAATAAATGGTTGTATTGAGAATCCTAGACTTGCAATGGTCTCTTAGTAGGTTAAAGCGTTTATAAAACAAGGTGAATTTTAAAGAAATATAAAGCTAATGTAAAGGTATTGTAAACGTTTGCAGAATTGTCAGATTTTGCACAACATATTTGAATGCCTAAGTGTGTTTTATATAATCAAAGGTCTACAGTTTTGATGTCTAATTTATAAGTTAAGAAAGATAGAACGCAAATAGCATAAATCACTATATAGTATAAGTAACAAAACGATAGGTAAACAAAAACTTACCAATTAATCGTTTTTGGTTTTAAGAAATAGCTTAATGTATCTATTGAATTTCATACATTAAGATTTAAATACTTTAAATAAAAAGAAATGGAGCGATTTAAATGTCAAAATTAGTACAAGCAATTTCAGATGCAGTTCAAGCAGGCCAAAACCAAGATTGGGCTAAATTAGGTACAAGCATTGTAGGTATCGTAGAAAACGGTGTTGGCATTTTAGGTAAATTATTCGGATTCTAAGTTTCCACATATAACATTTATTGAAAATATAAATAAACATTATAAAGGAGATAGTAATCATGGAAAAAATCGCAAACGCAGTAAAAAGTGCAATTGAAGCAGGTCAAAACCAAGACTGGACTAAATTAGGTACAAGTATCTTAGATATCGTTTCAAACGGT